CCCGAAGGTCACAACCGGTACCGTCGCAGCTTCGCAGTCTAGCCAGAACACGGCGATTGAGGACAGCGCAGCCGTCACCGCAACCGACACCGTACCTGTCGTCACCATCGCAGCCGGTCAGTCTGTGTCTCAGCAGATCATCGACCGTGCGGACATCGACTTTGTACAGGCCATTACGGAAGACCTCAACGCCGACCTTGCACGTGAGGTTGACTACCAGGCCATCAACGGTTCAGGTTCGTCCGGCCAGTTGCTCGGTGCACTTCAGACCAGCGGTATCACGGCAACAGTGTGGACCGAAGCATCCCCGACCTACCAGCTTCTATGGGCGCAGATCGCCAAGACGAAGGGTGCCATTGCATCTACTCGATTCTTGCCCGCTACGCACATGTTCATGACGCCGGACTGGTGGGAGTACCTAGAGTCTAGCTTCGACAGCAATGGTCGTCCGCTCGTCGTTCCGACAGCTAACGGACCGTTCAACGCTCCGCAGGTTGTACAGGAGAATGCGGTTGCTGAAGGTCTCACGGGCGGTACCGTCCTCGGACTTCAGGTCTTCCAAGACTTCAACATTCCGGCCAACCTCGGTAGCGGCACGGACGAGAGTCACATCGTCGTCGCTCGCATGGACGACCAGTGGCTATGGGAAGGTCCTCTCATGGCCCGAGCACTCCCGCAGACGCTCGGTAACCAGTTGACGACCATTCTTCAGGTATGGGAATACGCCGCCTACACGGCGAATCGTTACCCCGTGTCTGTCGGTGCCATCACTGGTACAGGCACCATCGTCCCGGCATTCGCTAGCTAGTTCAACAGTGTGCAGGGCGGGCGGCTTCCTTTCCCCACCCGCCCTGCACACACTCGCTAATGAATCCCCGTCACGAAGAACGCAGAGCCGCAGTGCTCTGCCGGGTATGCGGTCATGTTCACCCGAGCGACCGCACACCACAAGATCGCACGCCCGCCGCACACGCAGAGCGAGCCGTGGACACTCACCCTCACGCACAACGGACGTAGCAATGAACATCGACGCAACGCAGAGCATCGCAGCCGGATCTACCGCCACGAGCACGGTGCCGAAGGTCCGTGACAACGGAGAAGCTCTCAACAACCACACTGCAGTGTGCACCGCCGCAGCTAGCACTACTGGTGGCGTCGTCACCCTTGAGGTTTCACACGACGGCACCAACTGGTTCAAAACTCCTATGACGACACTTGCCGCCGCTGGTGTCACGGTCCTAACGGTCACGGGTGCATACCGCTTCGTGCAAGCCGCCATCACGACCACCGTCACGGGTGGCTCTGTCGGTGTAACCGTCTTCTCGGTCTAACCCATGGCTGCGACCGTCATCACGGTAACCGCCACGTACCTGAACCCTGACGGTAGTGCCGCATCCGGCAAGGTCACCCTTGCCCTCAGTGAACCCATCGCTAACGCCAACGTGATCTACCACGTTCAGCCGCAGATCGCCACACTCAACGGTGACGGCACGATCAGTCAGCCGCTAGTAGCGAATGACGACACGGCCACAACGCCTACCGGATCGTTCTACACCGTTACCGAAGACATCGAAGATGCACCGCAGCGGGAGTACGTGGTTGTCATTCCACACGCTGCCTCTGACGCAACCGTAGACCTGTCAACGCTGATGCCGTCTACAGCACCCGGAATCGGTGGTTAGTCATGACAGCACCGATCATTGCTACGTCGCAAACGTGGACCTCATTCCTCACCCTTGACGACGTGAAGGACTGGCTACAGTTTCCTGCCAACGCAGGCGACCAGTACGACGGCAACCTTCAGCGAGTCATTGACATGGCGTGCTCAGCCGTTCAGAAGTACATTAACCGTCCGGTAGCACCGACCACCATCACCGAACGTCACGACGGTTGGGGTGGCGAGTACATCATGCTTGACTACTCGCCCATCATCGAAGTTGTGTCGTGCAACGAATACCAGTCGTTTGGCGGCTTGATCGTTCTACCCGAATCGACACCGGAGAATGACAACGAAGGCGACGGCATCCAAGTCAACTACTTGACTGGTCAGATCATGCGCACGTTTGCGGGTGGACTCTGGCCCCGTGGCTTCTTCCCTGGTTCCCGCAACATTGAGATCACATACGTTGCCGGTTACAACCCGCTTGATCCGGCGCTATGGATGGCGACCGTACAACTCGTGAAGCACTGGTGGGTAAACACCCAACAGGCAAGCCGACAGGTCATCAAGGGCGACTTCGATCCGGCAGGCTCACAGGGTGGCATGTTCCCTGGGATGCCATACCACGTGTCTAGCTTGCTTCAGCCTTTCCGCAAGATCGTGATCGGCTAGTGAGCACGACCGCAACCGCTCCCGCAGCATTTGACTACTTGCTTGGACTCATCACCGCCGCTGTCGCAGCCGGACCGGACACAACCATTCAAGTGGTTGACACTCTGGTACTGACTTACGAGCAAGCAACGTACATCGAAGTTCAATCCATTATGGATCATCATTTTGATATTCGATCCTTGCCGGACTTCGCATTCACTGAGACCTACAACCTGACCGGTCAAGTGAGCGTCTACCGGGGCGATCAGAACTTTGCAGACTGTCGTAACGATGCGTATACGGCTTACGAGACCTACGTGCGACAACCGATCATCGCTGATGGCAACCGACTAGGCAACATCGTTGAGTGGATCGTTCCATTCTCCGCAGGTGGCACACCCGATACGGACGTTATCAGTGGCGCCGCTTTCACCATTCCCTTTGCATTCGCTTGCGCTGCGAAGGTCACCAACTACTAACCCGAGGTATCCCGAATGCAACTACGCAACGCATCTGACCACACCATGTGGGACAAGGCATCCAATCAGACGGCCAAGCCGGATGGTGTCATCACTGTGCCCGATTCCGAGCGTGAGCACTACGAGAACCACCCGGTATGGCGTGAGGTCGGCGCATACGTCGCCCCCGTCGTCGCACCCGCCGCTCCGGTAGTCGCACCCGTCGTAACACCCGTACCCGTCGAAGCTCCCGTTGTCGACGCCACAACTCAGGAAGTCGTCTAATGACACAGAGTTACATTCCCGCTGGCCTCGGTGAAACCGCTGGCTTCTCCGCAGAAGCAACGGTAGGCACCTATGTGGCGCCCGCACGTTGGATTCCGCACAAGACCGCAACGTTCAACCTCAAGAAGGTCACCGCACAGGGCGAGTCCCTTGGTGTCGGTAGGTTCAAGCGTGCTGCCGAGCGTGTCCTAGTTGCTCACAACGTGACTGGCTCAGTTGAGTACAACCTCGCTGATGCTCAGTTCGGTCTGCTTCTAGCTCACTGCATCGGCTCCGTTGCCGCTCCCATTGAGATAGGTGGAGGTCCGACCTACACACAGAGCCACATTCCCGGCTTCCTAGAAGGTCAGTCACTCTCATTCCAGAAGGGCGTACCGTTCACATCGGGTACCGCTATTCAGGCGTTCTCGTACAATGGCGTGAAGGTCACTGACTGGACCATCGCTTGCGCCACGGGCCAGCTAGCCACGCTTCAGCTATCCCTAGACGGATGGGCCGAAGTCACTGGCACGTCCTACACGTCGGCTACCTACTTGTCTGGTTCTTCGACACCGAACGAACTGAACTGGGGATCTGGTTCGCTACTCGTGGGCGGTACCGTCACTACCACCGATAGCATCGTGTCCGTCTCTGGCGGCGCCGCTCCGACTGGACTTATTTCTAGCGTTTCGATCAAGGGCACCAACGTCCTCGCCGTCGACCGCTTCACGCTCGGTTCACCGACGAAGGCAGAGCAACTCACTAACGGCTTCTCGGAAATCACGGGTGAGATCGAAGTTGAGTTCGCCACATTGGCCGACTTCTACACCGCATTTGCCGACGATGCGAACGTGACTTTGCAAGTGGCATTCACTGCACAGTCCGGCGCTACCGGTCTTGCGATCACCATCCCGTCAGTCAAGTTGGAAGGTGAAACCCCGAACGCATCAGGTCCGGGCATCATCAAGGTGAAGGTGCCATTCACTGCACTACAGGACACCGCAGGCGATCCTGTGATTCAACTCGCTTACACCAGCGACGACACCGCCGTCTAAGACTTCACACATTCCGTGTCGTCCGTTGTCGGAGTCCTCGCTGACAACGGACGACACACCTAAAACAGAGGACAGGAAACACCATGGCAAGAATCAGCTTTCAAGGCGTTGAATATGACTTCAGCGTGGCCGACATCACCAACGATGAGGGTATGGCCATCGAAAATCAGATGGACTGCACCTTCGACCAGTGGTCAAAACTACTGGCGACAGGATCGCTACGGGCTATGACCTCGTGGGGATGGTTGCTACAGCACCGTGACAACCCGTCATTGCGTCTCAGTGATGTTCACTTCACCATCGGTGAGATGCCGAAGCCGGTAGTAGATCCCGACGACGAAGACACCGAACCAGTCCCCGTGACTGAAGTTGTACCGGGTGGCACTAACGCCGTGGTGGAATCCCCAAAAGAGGTGGCATCAGAGTCACCCGAGGAAGTCTCCACTTCCGACGATCCGAATACCTAGCACCCTTTAGCTACCACCTGAACATCAAGCCGGATGAGTTCGACCGGTTGACGTTGTGGGATACACGCATCCTCGTGGCCAACGTTGACGCAATCGTGGAAGCCAACAAACGATGACCTCTGTAGACGTATCATCCTTCACGAAGTACGCATCCACACTGCGCAACTATGCACCTCGTCTGTCGGCGGGAGTTGGTGGCGCCATGCGCACGACCGCCGCAGCCGTGGCGGCAGACATCAAGGAGCGCACGGCCTATTCGTCTCGCATCCCTGGCAGCGTGGTAGTAGCTCCCGTACCTGGTGGCGCAACCATCACGGTTGGTGGCGCATCCGCACCCGACGCATCACCGATTGAAAACAAGGGTAAGGGATTCGTCCGTCACCCGACCTTCGTCGCTCGTGCCGACCTACCCGGCCCGCCCGGTAGCTGGACAGCGAAAAACAGTCACCCGGCCTACTTCCACCCGGCCATGGAAGCGGCAGAAGCCACCGCAGAGTCTCAACTGACTACCTCGGTAGACGCCACGTTTGCTGCCATCGCTGCCGAAGCTGGCTCATAGTCCCCTCAGCGCTCACAGGTGAGGGTACAGAGCGCCGCAAACCACAATCCCTAACCATTACGCCCCGTTCACGGTTCCCGGCTTCTACAGCCCTGGGGAGCGGTGCTACCGGGGCGTTTCTCATTCCCGCAGTAGGTGAACACACACGATGTCTGATTCTGGTTTGACCCTTAGGGCCGTCCTTACCGCTGACTCTTCCGCCGCTACGGCTGGCTTCGATGAGACAGCCACATCCGCTGAGACAGCGGCAGACAAGATCACAGAGGCATTTGACGCCGCCGCTACCGCCGCTTCTGAGTCTTCCGCCAAGACATCCGAAGTCTTCACGGAGACATCGGCAGAGATTGGCGAACTATTCGAAGGTCTCGGCACTGACGGTCAACTGGCTTTCGAGAAGATCGCCGTTGCCGCTGACACGTCGGGTACCGAATCCACCACATCGGTCACAGAATCCACATCGAAGATCGCTGAACTATTCGACGGTGTAGCTAGTGACGCTTCAGCTTCCTTCGACAAGATCACTGAAGCCGCCGCCGCCGCTGCTTCTGACGACGAAGAGACATGGGCAGAAGCCGCCGCCAAGATCGCTGAACTATACGACGAGATGGCCGCATCGGTGGATGCTTCCTTCGACAAGATCGCTGAAGCCGCAGAGGCAGCTAGCGGAGAGACCGGCGAAGAGTCAGAGGCAGCAACCGCCAAGGTCGCAGAGCTATATGACGCCATGGCAGCGGACGTGTCTGCCGCCTACGCCAAGATTGACGAAGCTGCCGCCACGTCTGCCGCTGGTGTTGACGCCGATGCCGCAGAGTCAACCGCCGTCATCGGTGGCATGTGGGAGAAGGTCGGAGAGATTGCCGCCGTAGTCTTCGCTGCCGTCATCGTTGGGTCTGCCGATCTTGCGGACAAGTTCGACGCCGACGCTAACAAGATTGCCGCTAGTTCTGGCATCAGCCAGGAAGCCGCACTCAAGATGGGTAACGCATTCCTCACTGCCGCTAATGGAACCATCTTCAGCGGTACCGAATGGACCGCAGCATTCGCAGGTGTAGCCGGACAGCTAAAGGAAATCAACGGCCAAGCACTGACGACGGCACAGGGCGTAACGGTCATGACTGCCGCATCGAACCTAGCCGCCGCATCGGGTCTAGATCTGACATCGGCAACGTCAAGTCTCGTCGCCGTAATGCAATCCTTCCAAGTCCCGGTGAAGGATGCCGCCACCGTATCGGACTTGCTGTACAGCGCAGCTAACCGAACTGGTGTGACGGTCGATGCCGAATCGGCTGCACTCGTCAAGCTCAAGGCGAAGCTCGGAGACCTTGCACCGCCGCTGGCACAGGTCACAGGTTTGCAACTCGACCTTGCCAATAATGGCGAGCGTGGTAGGGCATCCCTAACGGCTCTGTCTACCTTCACAACGGCACTCATCAAGCCGACCTCCGACCTGATGACAGCGCAGCAAAACCTGAAGGTGGCGGGTGACGCTCTGCCGCCAAGCCTACTGGCGCAGGTGAAGGCTATTCAGAACGGCGCTAATGCGACCACCAACCTAACGGCGCTCACCGGTACTCTCTCTTCGTCGCAGGCGGCACTAGTCACCAAATACACCAGCGCTTCTACCGCCGCCGATACGGCCACGCAGGCGCAAGCCAAGATGGGCATCACCGTCACTGGCACTAACGGCAAGTTGCTTCCGATGGTCGACATCATCGGTCAGCTACACGACCAAATCGCTGGCATGTCACCCGCTATGGCAACGGCGAAGCTCACCGCTGATGGGTTCGGTAGTTCGTCATCCAAGTTGGTCGGCATCATTCAAGCCGGACCGGCTGCGTATTCGAAGTATGTAGCTCAGGTCAACGCACAGAACGCCGCACACGCAGCCGCACAGAAGGCGACGGACAACCTCAAGGATTCTCTCAAGGTTCTAGAAGGTGAGCTAGAGAACGAAGGCGTCAAGATCGGCAACGTTCTGATGCCGAAGATCCGAGATCTTGTAGACATCTTCGGCTCTACGGTCGGTTGGGTCCTCAAGACGAAGGATGTTCTAGTACCGCTCGGCATTCTTCTAGGTGTCACTCTGGCGGGTGCCGCTGCCATCTTCGCAGTCAACATGGGCGTGAAGGCATACACCGCCGTTGTGAAGTTCGGTGGTCAACTTAAGACTGCCGGTACTGCGATCAGCAATCTTGTAACCAAGATCTTCGGTCTAGGTGCGGCATCAGAGGAGCAAGCCGCTACCACAACCGCCGCTAGCGAAGAGTCACAACTCGCATTCGAAGGCATGGGTACCGCCGCTGAAACGGCTGGCGATGCCGAACTAGCCGCAGGTGAAACTGGCGGCGCTGGTATGGACGCAATGCTCGGTCCGATTGGCATAGTGCTTATCGCTGCCACGTTGCTAGCTACTCACTGGCAAGACGTGAAGAAGCTTCTTGACGTTGTGTGGGATGGCATCAAGGCTGCCGTGTCGGCATGTTGGGATTGGGTGACCTCGCACCTAAGCATTGTGATGCCGATCATCCTCGGCATTGTCACTGGTGGTATTGGCACACTCGTCTACGAACTGGTCACACACTGGACCACCATCAAGGATGATGTCACCGCCGCATGGGATGACATCGTTAGCTTCTTTACCGGCATCCCCGGCAAGATCGTAGGTGCACTCGAAGACCTCGGTAGTGATGTCGCAGGCATCGCCACTAGTGCATGGGACGCATTCACTGGCGTCATTACTAGTGCCGTTGATGCCGATGTTTCATTTGTCGAAGGTCTGCCCGGTCGGTTCATCGCTGGTCTAGAGAGTCTTGGTAGCGACCTAGCCAACCTCGCTAAGTCAGCATGGGACGCATTCTCTAGTGCCATCGTCGGTGCATGGGATGCGCAAGTCGGATGGTTCGCAAGCATCCCCGGCGCCATCCTCAATGCACTAGGTGATGCCGCTTCGAAGTTGTACGACTGGGGCACCGGTCTGGTCTCTGGACTCATCAAGGGCATTTCGGATGCCGCTGGTTCTATCGGATCAGGCATCGTAAGCCTCATCACATCGGCTTTCGATTCAGTCAAGTCCACGGTCAATAGCATTCCGGTCATCGGCACGATTGCCAAGCTTGCCGGATTCGCAACCGGTGGTTACGTCACGCAGCCGACGCTAGCGGTCGTCGGTGAAGCTGGCCCGGAGTACATCATCCCCGAATCACTCATCAAGTCCGGCGCCGCAGGTGTCATGGGACTGCCGAACCTACCTAACACAGGTGGCGGATCGTCTGCCGGTACTGCTTCCAATACATCACAACCAGCAACCGCTAACAGGGCTGCACCGAATGTGTACGTGAACGTTGCGACAGGTGCAAGCGCCCAACAGATCGGCAACGAGGTAGGGTGGGCGCTTAGAACCGCACCTGTCTGATCCGCCCATCCACATGACTCCTAAGCAGCATCCTTGAGCCTGTGACACGGACGGCATAGGGCCGTGTAGCAATCAGGATGTGTGCAGAATGGTCGGTTATCCGATTGCCTCTCTTCCGGGCAGCCGTGATTGTAAGTCCATTCGTAAGCGGGACCACCGCATGATGCGCAGGTGTACTCGCTGGCTTTACCTCGGATACTGCGCAGACGGTCGTGCCAACCGGCATATCCGATGTCATCACCTTGCCATTGTGCATGTTCCGTCATCGGCACCGCACCACCGCCAAACAGTCTGATTGTCGGATCGCCATGGCGGCGCCACCGGTCATAGTGAGCCTTGCACCAACCTCGTGCAATCTTGCCACCAGGTGACGAACACTCGTTGTCATTGATCGAACACACCGTAGGACCTTTGTTGTGGGCAACACGGGGCACCGAATACAACGGGTCACCGTGCCTCACCACTCGCATGTGGTGCATGGCGCACATGTCTTTGTACGTTGGTGGCTTATCGCATCCGTCTATTTCACACTTACAAGGGGTATTCATACCTCCATTATACCATACTGGTGGGCTTTACGCACTCCCCCGGTATCGCAGAATCAAGGTGATTACCATGAGCGGCTTTCCCCTACCAACAGTCACGCCACCGTCACTAGCTGACTTTCAAATATCGTTCAACGGTCTGACCATGGGTGAAGGCACGGCCTATGGCATTCTCAACATCGAAGGTCTAGACCTGCCCGCCGTTCGCAACGGCGACGTAGCACGTCCTCGTGATACCGGTGAGTTCATCGGACTCGACTTGCTCGGTGGTCGTGACATCGTTATCACGCTCGACAGTACGACCGATGGAACATCGCTACAAGATGCGTTGACGGCACTGTCTACCGCTACTGTCCCACCGCCTGGTGGTCAGACTGAGAAGCCATTGTGGATTCAACTTCCGAACCTGCCGCTACTGTGCGCATCCGCACGAGTCCGCAAACGTGCAATCCCGATCAATCTTGCATGGTCGACCGGTAGCTATGCGTCTTCCATCGTCCTCGGAATGCACGCCACTGACCCACGCATCTACGGACCCACGACCGGCACCACGGTATCGCTACCGTCACCGCCTGGTGGAGTGACGTTCCCTATCACGTTCCCGTTGTCATTCGGTGGCGGATCTGCCGCAGGCACCATCACGGCAGACAATACCGGCAACATCGAAATGCGACCGATCATCACCATCACTGGACCGGTCACCAACCCGACAGTTGAAAATGAAACCACCGGACTGTCTCTGACCTTCAGCAACCCGAATCAAGTTAGCTACACCTTGAACAGTGGTGACCAACTCGTCATAGACCTAGACGCCCATCAGATTATGTACTACCCGGATGGCTCGTCCATCGGCGCAAGCCGTCGCAACTGGCTTGTGTCTGGTTCTACGTGGTGGGACCTGCCACCCGGCACCAGCACTATCGGTTTCTCATCTGACGACGCTTCGTTGCCGTCACCCGTACCTACGTGCGAAGTCGCATTCGCTGCCGCCTACGTGAGCGCCACGTGACCTACGCAGCCCTGTCTTTCAGCGAGTGACACGACTGGCATAGCGGCTCGTAACACTCGTCAGTGTGCACGCAGTACGGCCCTCTGTCTGACTGTTTCTCGTCAGGGCATCCACGGGTGTACGACCAGTCGACCGCTTGAGCACCACAGCGTACACATGTGTGTGTACTCGCTGATCCACGATACCGATACAAGCGGGAGTGCACGCCGGTATTGCTGATGTCATCGCCCTGCCAAAAGTGGTGATCTTCACCGAAGTGCAGACCGCCTTTACGGTCAGAACCGGTAACTGTGTTGCCAGGGTGCGGCAACACAGTGGACGGGTCGCCATGGCGACGAACACGCCAGTAGTGGACGCCGCACCATCCGAGTCTGATTTGGCCGCCCGGTGGCGAACAGTCCTCGTCATTGATTGAGCAAACAGTCGGACCCTTGACTCTGCTCCACGTTTTATCCCTGTCCATTTTGCGCTGCCTTTCACTGTAAATCAGCGCACCGATTATACCACACCGCTTTTGTCAGCGCTACCTAAGGAATCACGACCATGACTTCAGCCGCTTCAGTCCCCTATACCGTTCAAGGCGCTTCACACGGCGCCGAACTATTCCGCCGTGCCGTTGCATCCGCACTACACCCCGGTGTTGCTGCGCTAGACAACGCCCGTGGTGGTGTCGTCAACTCTGGTGACCTCGCCGTCACTGCCGGTACCGGTAACACACTCAACGTTGCTGCTGGACAGGCATGGATTCCCGGCACGCAGGGCGCAGACCAAGGCCTGTACTACGCACTAGCGAGTGCCGCAGTAACCGGCATGGCCGTTACGCCGAACGCATCCAACCCGCTGGTTGTACTAGTCACGGCTTCAGTCAACGATGCCGCCTATACCGGTAACCCTGGTGTGACATCGAATGAGTGGGACTTGCTCATCACTCAAGGTACCGCCGCCGCATCCCCGGCCATTCCTGCCACACCTGACAACTCGCTTGTACTGGCTACGGTGCTCGTGCCCACTAACGCATCGGCGGCTTCTTCCTACACGATTCAAGCCGGACTCAGCACTATCTCCGGTACGACGCTGACCTCCAATGGTCAAGGCGTCTTCAAGGTCAGCACGCCGTACAAAGCCCGCATGTACCGCAACGCAGCGTGGACATTGCAGACGACGGCTACGGCTGTCCCGTTTGACACGGTTATCTACGACCTATTCGGAAGCTTGACCACTGGTGCGAGCGCTGTCTACACATGCCCGGTCGCTGGTTACTACTTCGTCACGGCGGGAGTTGGCGCTGTCGCCGGTGCTTCAACTGACGCCATTATCGTGGAAATCATACAAAACAGCACCGCCTACACCATCACTAACGGCAGTGTGAACGGTAACTCGGTCGGTATGCGTAGTCCTATCTCGGACATCATCCCGTGTGCTGCCGGAGACACTTTGTCAATCAAGGCCTATTGCGGCGGTACCGGTACTCGTACTGGCTTGCTCACTTCGTCAACGTTCATGACGGTTCACCTACTGAGTTCTAACTAACTCCCATGCCGCTCGAAGGTGATAGTCGGAACCCACTTACCTACCTCATCTACGACCTAATGACCGGCGACGTGCTAGCGGAGTTGCCGTTCACTGGTGTGACGTTCTCGCAAAGGCTCAATACGCCTGGTGCGTTCAATGGCAATCTTGACTTCCTAGATCCGAAGGTAGCGTCCAACCTGCCGGGCGCCATTCTTCAGCCAGGACGCACGTGCATCTTTATTGACTACCAAGGCGTGTTGCTATGGGGCGGCATCATTTGGACTGTCAACTTTGCACGATCAACTGCGAGCAGTGTCTCTATCGCAGCTAGAGAGTTCTGGTCCTACTTCGCAATGCGAATACAGGCGGCGGATTATACCGCTACGTGGCTAAGCCCGGGTGACCCGATGGTGATAGCGGCACAAGTGGTGAGCGATGCGATTGAGTCGAGCGCTTCAGCGTTCGGTGCGTTTACCGGCTTCCCGTTGACCATCAATCAGAACAACGGAGTTGCTACACCCGAGACGTATTGGCAAGTTGAGTCTTACCCGTACTCGCAGCTTCAGACGGTTGACACCATCGTTGCGAACCTCACGGTGCTTGGTTACAACGTCGGTTTTGACTTCGCAATCGACGTTGCTTATGACTCGTTCGGCAATCCTGAACTGACAATGAACATGTCCTACCCTCGTAGGGGTCGTGTCGCTGGGTCATCGTCAGTTGTGATCGTAACGCAAGAGTCGCACGAATACACCTACCCGCAGGATTCAACCGCACAGGCCACGACCATCTACGCCACTGGCTCTGGCTCTGGTACGCAGGCCATCGTAGCCAACCCGGCCCCGATCACTGCCGGTTGGCCGTTGCTAGAGCTAGTCAACTCGTATACCAACCTCACGAATGAAACTGTCTTGGCAACCGCCGCCTATGGTGACCTCAACACGCAGTCGTGGCCTATCTCCACACCTACGGTAACCATTCCGATGTTCGGTGACCCGCTGCCATTTGAGTACGGAATCGGTGACGATATTAGGTGGATCATTGAGCCAGATGAACGCTTCCCCGAAGGCGTTGAGTTCAACTGGCGCATATCCGGTATTGACTTTGCCGTAGTCGAAGAAGGCATATCTAAGGCTGTACTGACATTCGACGTGCCACCTGGCACCGGAGCACTGGAACCACCGACTTAGGCCGATAGATCCTTCCGCTTGTGACACGACAATCGTGGCGAGGTCCCTACTCAACCAACTACCACAGAAGGTGATTCAAATCACGCAAGGAAATCTCCCGGCATCAGACTGGTTCTTCGCACAGTTCAGGGACATGCAACAGAGGATCACCAACCTTGAAAATCAGAGCATGTACGCCGTGGCTAATCCGTCGCTTGAACCCATCGTGCAACTAGGCATTTTCCCTGGCTCACCTAGTACCTACGGTCTAAAGGTTCTCAACTCGTCTGGCGACACCATCGCACTGCTAGGGCTCAACTCGTCCGGTCAGTACGGCTTGTACATCAATGACGAG